TGTCTAGGAATAAGATGCTGTACTCAGTGGTGCGGATCCTTCTATCTAGGGTTACCCTGTATCTTGCTGAGCTTATCACCCCATTACGTTCATAGTGGAAGTCATAGTACTCAGTGGTAGGCTCTATTAAGTTACCTGATCCAAAGACTAGGGTAAGAGCTCCAAAGTTATTAGGCCCTACTGATACACCACTAAGATGATCTATAGCTGTTACGTTCTTCTCAAAGATGTTACCACCATCATTACTAAACACCATGGTATCTGGTGCCGTTGGGGATCCATTAGCTATGCAGTTCACCCACATATCCTGAGATAGGGTAGCGTACATATTTTTGTTACCTGCAGGATAGTTAGTTAGGAACCTATCAAAGATGCCATTTAGCATGAAGTCCTGATAGTTATAGCTAGGCCATTGAGCCCAATTGATAGCACCATTGAACACATACTTGTTAAGCTGTTGGGCTAGGTTTCTGTTGACTGTCTTTCTCCCATCTGCATAGGTGATGGCACCATCTATAGTGATATCAGTTACCAAAGACCATAAGCTGTTAACAACTATGTAAGCAGGGTTAGCTACTAGCACAGTGAAGAGTCCTTCTAAGTTGGGATTGGCTACACCTAGATCTGCTTGTGTGATGTTAATCTGATCACCTAACAAAAATGTATTAGCTACGTTTATTCTCACCCTTCCTGCATAGGGAGCTGTTACCCATTGAGTAAGTGCTGCAGTGTACAGAGTGGTAGTCAAGTACTCCTCCCCTATCCTTACATCATATTTGTAGTGACTGTTAGTGGCGTTGTATGCTGAGGTGTTATTCAAGTTCAGGTCATAGCTTACCTTAGCCTGTAACAGCTTCGATAGATCTATCTCACCAAAGCCAGTGGCATAAGTTGGGAGCACCCTGTACTCTGCTATCTTATTTAGGGTACCACTCTGATATATATCATAGATAAACTTAAAGCCCTGAAGGTTTACATTGCTACTGCTGTAGATGTACTTAACAGGGTTGTATGCAGGGACTATTACTTGTGGGGTTGCTTGTGCTACTAATGCCATTACTTGTCTTTACCTATATTAGCTTCATTACTATTATTGTTTTTAAAGCCACCCATAGCGATGAGGTAGGCATGATCTAGCATCATCATGTGCTGTTGCATCCTATCAGGTCTATTGAATACTATCCGTACACTCTTGCCTGTCTTATGATGGATGTATGCCTGGACCACCTGTATCTTATGTAGCGTATCAGAATGCATAGTAACTATCATCAGTGTAGTACTCCTGCCTTATGTGAGTAGTGGCATATCTTATTGCATCCATAGCATCATCAAATAATTTGACAGGCTCATCTGTTATGAAGTCCCCTATCTTTTTCCATTTGTAATTCTCATACTCTCTCTTCACTGCCTTATCATCCTGGCATATTACACCAAAGGTCTTAAGGTTGTCTATGCCTTTCTTAACCACCTTGTTTGCGTTCTGGACATCATAGCCTGCTATGTTCATCTCTTGGATGATTTCTGGACGTGAGTAATCTGCTAGGATGGTAACCGTCTGCTCTATGCCTAGGGTGCCTAGCTTCTCTATGAGCATAGTAGTGGTTAGGTAGCTCTCATATATCACAGGCTCTATGTAGATATCATTATCACAGTAGTATACCCTCATCAGAGCTGTGGGGTGATTATAACCAAAGTCTAAGCCATATACATACTTGACAAACTTAGCAGGCCTATGAGCTACAAAGGACCAGTTGCTGTAGATGTTACTCTTGCTTGTTGCCTTCTCACCTAGGGCATAGATCTGATACAGTGCCTCATCTGTTCTCTTAAGGTCCTCTATCTGTGCCTTGATGCTATCAGGTAGGAAGGGGTTATCTTTGTAGGTAGACTTTATCAGGGTGCTCTCCTCAGCAGGGAGCTCATACAGCCACGATACACTATCAGATGGGTTGTAGTCAAAGATGAGCTTGTCCTCTGTTCTCATGTTAAGCTGAGTGAAGTCATCAAAGTACAGCTCATTAGCTTCATTGCACCAGGCTATATCCCTTTTACGGCCCCTTATTTTTTGCTCATTATCTACTGAGAAAAACTCCACCATAGATCCATTAGCGAAGGTATATATCTGCTCACTCTTATTGTGGCTCTCATCTTTATACAGCCCTATATCCTTAAGGATCTCTATGAAGTCCCTGAGCACTGTAGCACGTAGGGCAGGGAAGGTCTTGCGTATCACTGACACCACCTTATTATTATTCTGCAGGCAGTAGATGATCATGAGCTGGCACAAGCTGTAGGTCTTAGAGCTTCTACTACCACCCTCATTTATAATGAACCTCTTATCACTTAAGATGGCCTCATAGTTTTTCTCAAAGATGGCAGTCGCTTTTATATCCATAGCAAAGCTAGTACCTAGTTAGATACTATATAGTTATTATTATTATTATTACTACTTAACTATAGTAACAGTTATAGCAGATATCTTCTCATCACCACTGGTAACATCTGTATGTTCTTTCAGTGCGTTTATTCTTTGGGTGATGGATGCATTATATTGCCCCACCATTCCACCTTCTATCTGATCCATTCTAATTGCTTCCTCTATGCGTGAGCAGATTGTCGCATACTCAGAATATCGCCCATCAGTATTAGCAAAGTAATCCTGCACACTACACTCTTTATCAGCAGCATAAGTCCTAAATCCTACCTGAGTTAAAGGTCTCTCTAATGGGATAGCTGTAGCCTCACCTGTTTTAGTAGATAAGCTGTAAGAGTATCTAGGTGTAGACTTACACCAGGATCTATATCCCTCAAATAGCTCCCACATTTTCTCAGGAGTTTCTATATGCTTAGGTCTCATTTCTCTTCGTTATCTACCCCTTTATACTTTGCCTTAGGAGTGCTCTCTTCAAATAGATAGCCTAATCCTTTAGAGGTGTAATACTTATGATCCTTAGCAGTCTCTTCTGTTACTGTAAAGCTGGTCTCAAAATTACCATTATACATAGTAATATACTTACCTAGGTGTTCCGTCTTTGTTTTCATATTCGGTTATAATTAAAAATGTGTAATAAAATGCTATCCATAATCCTGCTGCCCTACTAGCCCACACATAATCTAGTGTGAACAAAGCTAAGCCGCAGCTCAAAGCAATTAATAGGCTAAAGATACTAATAACATGGCTCCACTTCATACCTATATTGTAATTTGTTTAGATTTTGTTTTAATTCTTTGATCAGGTAGTAAGCTGAGGTATGGGTAATACCAAAATAGGTAGCCAGTGCTCTGCTTGTGATGTACCCTTTGTCAATGTATGCCTCAAATACTATCCTCTGCACCTGGTCTTTAATCTCTGATCTATAAATTTCTATTAATCCCTTGTTAAAAGAATACATCTTATCCTCCCTTATCTTATCTGCTAGCTCATCATCCTCTATTCTATCCCCTGAGTTATCAATTATAGCCGTTATGCGATCATCTTTGTGGCTTTTAGATGTACTCCATAGGATTTGGTATTTAATAGTGTTTAAAAGGTAGCTTTTAACCTTATCCTCATCTGCTGTGTAATCATTTATAGTAAGTACATGGATGTAACTGTTGTTTATGACTGTATCAGCGTCTATGTAGCTCCCCATCTTAGATAGAAAGTAGGCAGTGTATGCCCTTACTTCAGGGTATGCCCTACTAATGTAGTTGTCTAAGAGCTTTTTCATACCATATCATAAAATCCTTGTACCATATCCTCCTGCGTACAGATGCACAGAAGCACTCCCTAGGTTGCACCCCATCATACTTTATTCTAATCTTTAATAAAGCTACACATGAGTGCTTAGAGTACCTAATATTCTCAGGTAGTAACTCTATTTCAGCAATAAGATCTATCTCAGTTTGTTCAAACATTCATCTAGTATAAAAGCAAGCAGTGCAGCCTGACAAGCCAGGATAAAATCAAAGGTAAAAAGTAAAGTAAGCCAAAAAGCCACACATTTAATACATCCTAGTGCAGAGTGTATATGTATGGCTATTGGGTACCTGGTATTATACTTAAAAAAATAGTCTATAGTTGCCTGTAAAGGTTCAAAATTAACAAACCACCAAGCTAAAGGTATAAGAGCTAATAATATCATAGCTCAAATATAGTAATATTATTTAGAATGGCAAATCATCATCTGCATCATCTGGCATTAGTGGTATCTCTGTATGCACTGGCTTCACGTATGGCTCTTGAAATGTAGTACTAAAGTACTTTATACCTGCATGTGATGTCTTAAGCCATAGAGCTACCTCCATATCTTTACCGTTTACATTTACCTTCCCTTTGTAGTCAGGGTGATTTTCGCTTGTCTTTTTATCATTTTTAAAGATAGCTCCTGTGTTGTTCTTTGTTTCCATTGTTTATTACTGTTTTAAATTGTTAATAACTATTGTTTAGTGTTCATCATTAAAAAAATCTACTATGTACCATATGGTAGCTGTCCACCCCCAAATTATAGCAGGGGCTAGTAGTATTGCTAAAAGTGTTATCATAGTTTTTCTATTTCTTGTTTAACATCCATTAAGTATTGGTGAACTATACTACCTTCATTCATATAAAGTCCATTGCGAAAATCTAGCATCTCATCTACTGCAATCAAAGCACATTGTTTAGCATCGTGTATTTTCATTGTAAGATAGCCATCATATTGACCACCTATTTCAATATCAAGTTTTTGATATTTTTCGATTAACTCCTTTGCTTTCTCTTTTGCGCTCATAACTGTGTTATTAATTGGTTAAAATACTCCCTACATTGTTCTACCCTCACCTTGATCTGCTCTATCACCTCCTCATCTCTTTTGATTACAAAGGTCTTCACTCTCTTAGCATCAGGGATGTGGTCAAAGCTGTGTTGCTTCTGCACCTGGTCTCTTAAGTCCAGGCTCTCCTCCATTAGTCCTAGCTTGTAGTGTGCACTCTTTACCTCCTGCTCTACTATGGCATGTGGTGTATTGGTAAGGCAGTAACATAACAGTGCCTCTTGCTTATCACATAAAAACATATACCCTTGCAACTGATAGTAGTAATCTTTATTAGGGCACTCAGTATCGAACCATGGGAACGTGCTGCCACTCCATGAATTTTTCACATCCACTAGCACCTGGTCTGTAATTACATCAGGAGTACCTGTTAGCCATTCATTACTAAAGTGCTCTTCGTTCTTAAAGATAAAGCCTTTATCAATTACATCCATTACAAAGCTCAAGCACATATCCTCGCACTCATTACCCTTATCAGTATACTTAGAGGTAAACTCCTTTCTGATACCATAAACGTGTGCCAGGGCTAAGCCCTGGATATACGTCTTTGTTGTTTGTGATAGCACCTCCCCTTTAGTTTTTGGTGAAGTCATTATCTTACCTATAGCTGAACATCTTATTTTCATATTACAGGTATTAATAGTAGTGAATTAATCTGCACATCTGTAAGATCAAAGCTATCCTTTAACTTATCTACAGTATACTTACCATCTGCTATAGCTTTCACTGCCTCAGCAAATCTTTTGTTATCCATCTTAGGCTTTGCAGTTGCTGCTATATGCCCATCATCATCTGTAGCTTGTAAAGTAAGTAAGCTTTGAATAGTGTACCTTCTGAAGTAGCTAATCTGTGAGCCCTGCTTCTGAGCATCCAAGCTAAGATCTAAAGTCATACAGCTAGAGATACTAAAGCCAGTGTATATGCATACAATCTGAGTACACACACTACCACCTTCTATAGGCTGTAGCAAAAGTAGATCATGCTGTAATAAAATAGGCTCAACAGTTTCTAAGATACTATTGATATCTGCATAGGACTTTTTAAAATGGGGGTTAGTAGCATTCTTATGTACTTTACCGATAAGTTGTTTAGCTTGGTGAAGCCTCACATAGAAGGGAGCAGGCTGCTGCTCAACCTCCTTAGGCTTTGCAGCCCTTGTAGTTGTTTTTTCCATTGGTTAGTTATTAATTGTTTACAAATATACTACTTATTAATCTATTTTAACATTATTATCTAAAATTATTTGTCTTAGCATCTCCCTTACCTCATACATATTCTCTTTACCATTGTATTTGTACTCAGCTCTTAGCCACTGATCCATCTCCACAAGTGCCATGTAATAGTTGAAGCCATTGTTAGCGTGGTTAAAGTTCTCCTGGTCCTCAGGTAGGTTAAATATTAGTTTTGCTTTCATATCATTTCTATTCATTATATGTGGTAACTTTTACCCCTTATCCTTTATCAATTTGTCATTCTATACTTTATCCAGGCAAAAGTTATCATACCAGATTACGAAATCATCAAAGGTCTTAGTAATTATATATACTCCTCCTGCAGCTTCTATCATCTGCTGATATTCTTTCTGCACCACTGACTGCTTATCCTTCCCAATCTTTACCTCTATCTTTACAGATCTCCCATAAATAGTAGCAGAGATATCTGCAGATCCTGGAGTGCCTGTGCTCTTGGTCCACTGCCCTGCAGTCTTAGTGCCATCTGTTCTATATGACTGCCTGAATACTCCCATTGTATTAATTCTTTCAGCTTGATGCTGTGAGAAGTTTAGGAAGTCCTTAACACATTTAGTAAGCCCATTAGCCGTAGCATCTGAGTACTTGGTGAAGGGGATAATGTGCCCTGGTGCTGAAGGGTACCTGTAGGACATGTACTTTTCCTCTAGGTCCTTAAGTCGTTGTTTGTTTTCTTTGTTCATTTTTCTGTTTTATATGTTCTGAATATTTAAGTTGTCTTTTAGGATTATCCCAATACTTCTTGAAAGCAGGCATCAATGAATTTAATTCTTCCTGTAGTAAAATCAATTTGTTCTCTAAGCTGTTCAATAGTTCTGCTTGGTCTAACTCTGGTGTTAAAAGCTCGTATGTGTTTATCAGTTTCTTTGTATTTAGCATATGCTTGTTGTATTGATATATGACCTGCTGCAATTCGGTTTCTAATCTCAATTTCGTAGCTTTCTTCTTCTCTAAAATATAACCATTCAGTTCTGATAGGTTGCTTATAATTATCTTTTCTTTTTCCATATGTTAGTTCTATAGTTGGTATTTTATACTGTTCAATTTTTTCTATATCCTCATAACTTTTTGCATGTGTTACATTTACCTCCACTATGCACATGATCTCACCATCACTATCTAAAAATAAACAATCAGGTCTCATAGAGTAATCAGGTATCTTTACTTTTATATATCTAGCAGCCTCAGCTTCTAGCAATACCTTATCACATTTAATTGTTAAATTATCTAGCTCTACTTTTTTATTATCCTGAATATAGTACTGGCAGTTCAAATGAAAAATTCTATCAACTTCTATTAGTTCACCTGGCATTGATCTAAAGTGATGATTATTTTTATCACCTTTTGCAGGATATACTTGATATTCAATTGCACCATCTATCAATAAATACCTTTGCCCTGTCTCTACCAGTGGATCGTTAATATCATATCTGATGCCATCTTTAAAAGCATATTGTATCTGTATCATACCTTAGTAATTTTAAAATACCTCCCTCCTGCACTTCTACCCTTCTCTAATTTGAATTTCTTAAACTTACAGTACTCACTAATCATACGTAGATAAGTCTGAGCATTAAGATCACTCCATCCACCTGTGTAAGCCTGAAAGTCCTGAATGGATGCATTGTTATAGTGTACCACATCATTTGTGATATTACCCTCTATAGCGTAATCATAAAACTCCTTGTTAGTAGCTGAAATAAACCTTTTGTGATCAGCATTGATAGCTATTGATTTAACTAAGCCCATTGAAAGGAATTTCTGCAGGTTACTTATCATGTAATTATCAAAGATTAACCAATCTAATGCAGTCCAGTGATCAAATAATAACCTCCCATACTCATCTAGTGGGCTCCTCTGAGCATTAAAGTACTGATTAAACTCTATCTCATGCCTTCTCCTATCATGGCTACCACCTGCACCACTTATCACATAGTTGGTAGTAATCACAATCTTAGGGGAGCGTTCAAATGGGATAAAGATCTCATCTTTGTTTTTTCTATTCACTGTAATTCCTTCTGAGATCAGTGAGAATAACTGCTCAAAATCAAAATTCTTTTTTACATCATCAAAGGCTAGGATCTGACTATCTAAATTTACCCTCTGATATACGAAATCACTCTTCTGTGGGTTGAAGCTCTTACCATCTATCTTTACTATATTTCTAATCTTACCAATAGCAGTTAGCACTAAGCTCTTACCACTACCTCCATTAGGATTATCATCTATCTCCTGATCATTAAAGATTATTGCCTTCTGATCTGTTTTATCTTTGTAGGTATGCAGTAAATAACCTAGGGTAGTCTCTAAAGCGTTTACCCTCTGCTCATCATCTGCAGATACTTTGGATACAAAGCTCTTGAAATCATTTTGAATGGTCTTAGTTGGCTTATAGTTCCTGTCTATAATTTGCCTATCCCAGATATAACCATCTATATCTATGTACGGTACTATATCCACCTTATTCTTAGTAATCTTAACTACTCCATTACGATAAGGGATAAAGCTCACATCCTTAGTATCCTGTAGCATCATTAGCTCAATAGGATCTAGCATTGAAAGGTGCCCATCTGTAAAGAGGTAGGGTGATTTGCTACAGTAGTTCCATACATCCACCTGCTTCTGCTTCATTAGATGCCCTAGCACAAAATCCTTTATCTGATCCACTGAGCTGAGGTTAACTTTGTTCTCTACCACCCTCACAAATGTAGAACGTTCTGCTCTTTCAGGGTAGTATTTTTGGAAGCCGTATTTATTCAGGAAATCTCTATACTTCATAGGATCCACAGAGATAACTTTCTTATCACTAATAGCCCAGAATGTATCCTCACTATTAGCTACCTCTTTTTTTACATCCTCTATCACATCAGGCTTAATATCTAACTGCTTAGAGATATCACCAGGTGTAATCCCTTCCTTAAGTTTAGATTTAACCTTTAAGATAGTTTCTTTATCCTCAAAGTACTTAGTGTTTTTATTGCTTCTCTTGTAAGCAGATCCTACACAGGTATTAATTTCTATTTGGCTAAATCCTTTATCACTAAATTGGTGCAGGTATAGCTTAGCAGTATTCTCACTTATGCCATACTCCGCAAAACAGCTAGCTACTTTAAATACCCAATTATTTCTACCATTAGATATATCTCCATGATTAAACTTCATGATGTTCTCAATAATCTTACCTTCATTAGTCATGGGTAGCACTGGCACTCTCTCAAAAGAGCTATGCCCTTTCTCCTCTTCTATAAGATTAAATACCTCAGCATCTAAATTGATATAAGCAGTAGGATCGTAGGACTCAAAACATACCCTGCTAACATTACAGCTGGATGCATCAAAGTAATCACTATCAATAAACTCCTCAAAAGCTTTAAACCTTCTCTTATGGGTGAATTTATCAGATGGTGGTATCTTAATCACGCACTTTAAGCCTTTACCTGATGGTGATACAAATATCATAAAGACATTAGTACAGTTCATTAGCCTTACCTTCTCAGCTTCCATCACCTCAGCGCTAGGGTAATCATCAAAATCTAAGATACAAAGCCCTGAGTGCTCTATTAGGCCGTTATCATTACGTTCATTAAAGGTGCCATTAAACATGATAGCTCTTAGGCTATTCTTTAAGCTGCTGTATGCAGGATCATCCTCATCCATCCCTCTAAGGGCTGTAATCTTTTCTATTAATTCTGGGTACCCTTCCTTAATTCTATTGTACACATCCACCACATCTTGAGTGTAGGGTGTTTCTTTAGAATTGAAGAGGGATTTAAATACTGATATGTTCATATATTGGTTAGTTTAGGCTGTAAATATACACATTTATTCTTAATCATGACAAGTTTAGGGTATTTTATGACGGGTTTATGACAAGTTTATGACAAGTTTTTTTTAGCAAAATCCGCACTGCTATTGAGTATTAGCGATTTTATGACAAGATGACGAGAAATAAAACGAAAAAAATTATTTGAATTTTCAAATGTTTCCCAACCTCCCCTAATAAGAGAATTTGTCATAGCGTCATTTTTTAATAGTAATTGCATCTGATCTGCTCTTTAAGTTTCTCTAATTTATCAATAGTGTAGCACTCCAAAACACGCTGTTTAAGTGGCTTATAATATTGTGGTAGTACAAACTGCTCTCTGAGCTCTTTTGTGTGCAGCATATAAGCAGGATCTTTTTGCTTTGTGTATATATTGTGCTTAGTCATACCATTGATAACTGTTGCATGGCTCTGATTAAACAGCCTACCTATCTGAGATAGTGTCATGCCATCCTTTTGGAGTACATGATATAGGTAATATCTCCGATATAGTATAGGCATATACCTGCATTTTTCTTTAAGATCAAATTTATCTATGATGTATTGTACCTCTTCTAGTCTAGTCATGATAATAGCTTAGGGTTAACTGATTTGAATAGCTCACTTTGACTATCCACTAATCCTACTGCATTTATATAATCTATCTCTACCTTAGCACTGGCTATGATAGAAGCACTGAGTTGTGCTATTGCTTTTGCCTTATCCACCTCTTGTATTACCTGCTCTGTTGTTAATCCCTCATCACTTAATCTTTCTAATGCCATGAAAATATGATCTCTTAGATCACTTAGTTTGTTGTTTGCCATTTGTTTTTGCTTTTAGTTTATTGTTTAATTTAATTAGATCCCTAACCTCTGCAGGGTACCTGTGTATGCTATTCATTACTGCCATTTCTCCCCTGGTCTTTAACTGCAAATTGCTTAGATCACAATTCATATAGTTGCCATCTATAAAATTTACTACAGATCCTTTTGGTATTTCTCCATTAGCCTGAGTCCATATATATCTCTGCAGGAGCTCCCAGTGGCTATCTTTAATTTTGATATATTGGTAAAATCTACCTGTCTTATCTGCTCTTAAGTTAATGGTGCCTTCAGGCTTAGTGTTATGAGGCTTATTACCTTTCTTAAACATTGCCTTTTTTACCTTCTCATAAGTTTCTGCAGGCATCTTTTTACCTTTGTTGTAGGGTGTATGCCCTGCTTTAAATTGAAAAGCCTCACCATTTCTCATCCCTTCCTTATATCTACCACTTGCTGCAGTCTTTAGATATTGAGGATCCTTTAGCAGCTTATACCTATAAGCTATGTTATACACCTGTGATATTGTTAGGCCTAATTCCTTAGCTATTAGAGCAGTGCTTTCAAATGGGTACCTTCTAATTACTTCTGCTTTCATATTGTTCTACTTTTAAGATTAGTTTTGGCCACATAGCCATTAACATTATTGCATGGTCTCTATCCAGGGCTTCTAGTATTCTGACAGCTATCCTTTTTTTGCCACCATCAAAATAGTTATAGGTTACTTTAAAGCGTTTCATTTATGTAGTATTTATAGTTATCATCTCTCTGCACATCATAGCCAATTTTCTCATACATCTTTAAGTATCTGTAAACTGATCTAGTGCTTATGCCTAAGTATCTAGCCATTGAGTGTACAGGCCTAGGCTTTACTTTTAAAAACTGTATCAGCTTTATCACTCTCATCATCCTATACTGATTCATTGCTTTCAGGTTTATAGGTTTCGTTGTAGTAATTTTCTGAACAGTAAATGTTAGGTTTTTCAGGATAAAAGTAATCTTCTGCAAATAAATCACCTTTTGTGAATGCACTTTTAATCTGCTCTTTCTCTATTGCTGAAGCCTCATTCATTATTGAATCTACCCAATCATAATTGTTAGTATAAAAAGCTGAATAATTAGGTATTTCTTCAAGTTCCTTTCTTAACCATTGTACTGCTGTTTTCATTTGTCTTTTTTTATTTGATTATCTAATGTGCTGAGGTAGTCTAGGTAAAGTTGTAAGTTGAAGCTCCCCCCTTTATCTCCCTCACTCTTTTTATTTTTCCACCAATCCATCTTAGTCTGTAGGCTAAAGTTGGTAGGTACTGGTGCTGTGTTATCTGTCATCTCTATCGTTATTTAGTTCGTTCCAATAATCTTTATTGTCTTCCTCCCATTCTAATACATTAAATCTCTCAGGATCCTCTAGGATATAATCCTCAATAGCTGTTATTATTTCTTTTAGCTCATCTTTGTTAGGGGTGAAGGGATGGCATACGTTATTACACCACTGCTCACCTTTCTCCAGGGATACATCTACTACGCACTCACCTGTCTCCATGTCATAGGATACAAAATTCCACTCAAAATCTAAGATAAATTCAATGTGGTCAATCTCATACCATAAGGATGCTGTGTACTTCTGTACTTCTAAATCTCTTAAGTCCATTTTAAGGCGTTTTAAAGGTTAGTAATATAAGCTAAGGTATAAACACTCACCCAAAACAATATAAACACAGCAGATGTGCTTAAAATGTCTCTATGCTCATCTGTGAGGGGTGTAAAGTAATACACAAGGTCGGTTAGTTTCTTTCTCATTTTTTTTGAATTTTGTAGATTTGTGTTACTGCTTTGATTTCTGCAGATATTAACTGTGATTTCTCCATGGCTAGAGCCACATCACAGATGCACTTCCATTTCTCTTCTGTAAAGGATGTGCCTGAGTTAATTTGCTGGAGTAGGTACTCAACAGCTGTTTGTTTTTGATCGTTCATAATTGGTTAGTTTTAATTAGTGAAGCAAATATACGAACAAACAATTAAATGTATACAACTTTAGTGTAATTTATAATCATTCTAAATAACAATGTAAAGGAATAGCCTGAATTTATACATGATAACCTTAAATATACTTGACAAAAAATAGCTATTATGTTAGTTATATTATACATTATGCCACCATTCTAGCTACTATGTTAGTTATAAGCAACATTACAAATCTACGGTAGTGGTTAGCTTTTACCGTAAAATTATGTCACAAATCTTTGTATAATTAGGACAAAAAAAACCCCCTGCTAAACTAACCAAAGGTGCAGAGGGCTTAGGTAACACATTGGGCGTATTAACCTAGTGCAAACTTACATATTAAATTTGATACTATCTATATACTTGGTACTTTTTCTTTCTTTGGTAGAGTCTCTCACACATTTAATAGTAAGTATTCTACCACCTAATGGCTTAATGGGTGCACCTCTCTCTACATGCCATCCATGAGATCCATCTCCGTACTCCTCTTTATAAGTTCCTGTGAGCATTAGATGTAATTGTTTTTGTTTAAGTGTATAGCCTGATTGTGGGTGATGATCTACTGTATCCCTTACATCATTTCTGCAGCTGTTCTCATGGATATGGCCCATAACAAATACATCAAAACCTTCATATAGTTCTAATGCCCTGGTTAAATTGATAGCACCTTTGGTAACTATACCACCACCACCTGATCCATGAAAGTATTTAATCTTAGTGCAAAAAGATGAGGTAGTGCTCTCTAATGATTGCTTTATTATTAGCCATCCACCATAACCTCCTACCTGCACATTAGATCCTGCTTTAAAGTTTAGGATATCTACAAATCTCTGCAGGATGTCAGTCTCTTGAAATTTAATTATAGCAGTTTCATGGTTACCATATCCTATCAATTTAATGATGTGAGCGTATGGTAGGAACCACTCTACAGCTGTCTCTACTATAGAGTCTAAATACCTAGCGTTATTGTGCTCAGGTCTTATATCAGATTTATTTCTCCTGTTATCTCCCCTCCCCTGCATTAAACAGAACATATCACCATTAATCATCACAGGTATATCCTCTTTTAGACAGTAGTCCAGGTGCCTCTTAATTAGCTCTCTATCAGTGTGAGGATTATCCCAGTGCAAATCACTAAGAATAGCTACTTTTACTTCACTACCTGTTAACACAAGTTCGTGAACATTCTTACCATGTCTAATCATAAAGTTATTTAAAGGGGTTGTATAGTTTATCTAGTAATCTAAGAATAAAGAATAGAGCTATCCCACAGCCAAATCCTATAAAGAATAATCTCCAGCTGGTCTTAGCCTTAGTTAGCTGTACCTCTTTACGCTGCTCTTTAGCTTCCTTATATATGTACTTATACTTAAGCACATCCTGTTTTAGGACCTTAGTTTTGTATCTGTATTCTATCCTGGTCTGATACCTGGTCTTAGGCATCTCTAGGATCTGAATAATAGTATCTTTAGTGGTGATAAATTTCTCCCATACAATAGTATCATTAACTATTACAGCCACACTATCTATAGTGTTAATCTTTATGGTATCATTTGCTATGCTTAAGCCAAATCTCACAGCTTTCTTATAGTGATACTGTGCTTTTTTAGCATCAGAGCAGGAGCCTAAGAGGCATAGTGCTATAATTGGGAGGATGTATCTCATAAGTTCTGCAGCATTGCTATCATACGTGGGCAGGGATAGATATCACTCTTATCTTTTCTCACACTATTGTGTGTAAATATACCATTTTCTCCCCTCAATGCACGTTTATCAATATCAAAGATGCTAGCATAGTAATCTCTAGGGATATTATACTGATCACAAAGGTACACTAGAAGCTGTCTTGTGCTCTCTATTTGTGCATCTGTATAAGCCTGCCAATAGATATGCCCTTTGTATGGTTTGTCTAAGATTGTTATCTGAGTATAATCTACTTTGCCACCTACATAGTTATAGTAGTAGCCGTTTCTTTTAGTTAATGGGCCATAGTTGCAGATCTCTATCCCTACAGATAATCTATCTAAGCCTCTGTAAGTTACTCCTACCTCACTAAATACTTCCTGTTTTAATCCTAGGTGGTAAGCCCAATTTTTGGAGCTGAAGCACTGCACTATTGTACCTTTGGAACCTATGATAAAAGCAGTTGCTACCTTACCTACTTTCTGATTAAAGAATTTAGCTACAGATAGGGCATCTGGTCCACCTGCAGTATGGTGCAAATAGATTTGTCTCTTGTCAGTAAGCTCATCTACGTATTGATCTTTAGATAATCGGTGTTGTATTATCTTTGTTATATCTAACTCCATCTATATCGGTTTTAATTTCTTTAGATCTTTGTAGTAACTGCTTAAAAGCGGACCATATGTCGATGCCTTTTACAGCTTTTATGTTCTCATTAATGGAGATAACCTCTATACTACAAAGCACTAGGGATAAGATTTTTGTGAGCATTAATGGTACAGAAAAGAATTTCATGATGATATCATTAAGTATCCAAAAGTCTATAAGATAGAAACCAATTACAGCCACCTCATAAAGCATCATTTTGGATATGATAGTGGATAGCTTCCTAGATGTAATAGGTATCTTTAATTTTCTAGCCTTCCATATCCCTGTGATGGTATCTACCACTATAGCAAAACCAATTAAAAATAGTATCCCTGATATAGGTAAAAAGAAAGCTCCTATCACTGTTAGTAATTGTGTTATTGATTGTTTAATTGTGGTTAATAAGATGGCTAGCTGTAGTCTCATAGTATTAGTATGCTGTTATTATAGCCATTCTCTCTAAGGTTACCACACATACCAGTGCATACATTTTGCCATTGAGTGATACAGCTACAGTTGTTGAACATAGGCCGTAGATCAGTATCCATGTTAGTGGTAGATATGAATATAGGGAATAGATTTTTGTTAGCTAGTAGCCATCTGATAAGTCTCTGCTCAAAAAAGCTAGCTTTCTGTGCATAGTGCTCCATCCCAAAGGCTACCTCTGATCTAGATACACTAGCAGAGTAATCTCCTGATTGTGTTTGTAATCCCTTGTTTTTAAGTTGGTAGGTTAATCCAAAAACTGCATCCTCTGCAGATCTCCAAGCTATCACTGGCTGTATAAACTCCACTAGATCTATCTCATCAGGTGTAAGCGTCTGAGCATTGTAAGCTGTTAGCATGTGATTGTAAAAAGTGGTGCCTAAAATAGGCTGTACTCTTAGTGCTGCCTGAGTAGCTATGTAAGGGGTAACATCTGTTACATCCACATTAGCAGTAATAGGTGTATTAACTTTTAAGTATGTTTCTGTTATGAAGTATAGCATTATACAGGGGTTGTTGTTTCGGTTACTACTATAGCATCTGCTGCTCTTTGTGTTACATCACCACCCTCTATAGGAGGAAGGGAAGCTAAAGCTCTCACCTCATTGATAGTCATTGTCTCTAATACTTTAGTAGCTACCAATGGGCTAAGTGAGTTAAGTGCATCATTAGTTTTGGATGTATCACCCTCTAGCTCTACTATATTCTCATTAATTATCTGGAAGTTATTGATAGTAAATTCTGCAGGGATTTTGGAGATGGTTAATAGCTCATTAAAGATAGCCATAACACATCCTCTTAACTCCATTACTACATTCTTTTCAAATATCACATAAGCCTGCTTAATATCTGCACCACCTCCTAAGCTACCTGTAGTACGTACTCCCATTAAGATAGGATCTATAGTGTGAGCAAAGCAAATCTGTTCTGTGTTAAGCTGTGAGGCTTCCTGAAAGAGGCTATCGTTACCATTGGTAGGTAAGCTTTCTATCTTAGGTAGCTGATCCTGTGAGTTAGCAAAAAATGCAACAGCTTTACCTGCATTAGCAGCACCTTTCATACGATCAATAGTTTCCTTAATCATATGCTTCTCCTCTTCTGATTGTGGCCTCTTAGGAAACATCATAGCAAAGCTAGGAAAAACACTATTTTGGATATTAGATTTAGCAAAGTAGCTAAGCTCACCTGATAAGAAAGCAAAGTTAAGAGCTGAGGTGTATTGTGGTAGTGAGTAGTAATCCTGCCCTAGTGATTTAATCTCATAGCAATATAACTGCTCATAATCAGAGCATGCTACGTGATAAGGTTTAATTTCTTTTACATCTATATTTGTGGACCAGTCCTCACATAGATAGTACATATCTTTAAATCTAGATATCCTTACTTTCTCAGGTGATACATTTTCTATCTTAACTAATTTCTTAGTGCTGTCAAAATAAAGTTTAAAATAAATTCTATTGTGCACAATTAATTGACGTGTAACAGCTTTAACTATATGCTTTAATTTAGTTTTCCTTTCAAACATATAAAGCTCTAGTTTCTCAGGGGTAGTTAGTTTGTCAGTAGCCAAAGCAAAGCCACCACCTATCACTGCATTAGTCTTATAATCTACTATGGCACCATGTAAGGGACTAGAAAAGTACATCTGGTTAAGGAGCTGAGGGTATAGGTTATCATTACCAAATCTCACCCACATATTAGTGGCATATCTACCATTAACATAGGGCAGGGATAAATCACCTTTACCTACCGGTAGGAATGGAGTGCTGAAAGATTGATATCCTTCCACCATTTCTGGCCCTGTGCTTTCTTTCTTAAAAAAATTATTATACCATGCCATAGTTAATCGTATATTGAGGTGCCTACTGGCCCACTTACCACCATTCTACCCTCTTCTATTACCACACCTGTGGTTTGTGCAATAGTTAAAGGTAGTACATAGGGTACTGAGCTCTCATAAATTTGATATATAAACTGCCCTTGTAACAAAGTAATATCTACAGGCTCATTAAGTACAAAAAGATTGTACCTTTCAGGCCATAAGCTAGTATCTGCAGTAGTAAATAACTGAGGTACACTAGTAGTATTCATTTCATTAGTAAAAGCAAAGAGATAGTGAGGGGTAGATACAGTAGTAACCTCTGTTAAGGTTAGCACTACCTGGTTAATAGTTCCCTGTTCAATGTATATCATACCTATATTATATGATGTTAGTCAAATGTTTAGAAATAAAAAAAGCCCCACTAATTGCAGGGCTAATTTTAAGCATGTTAAATGTATTAAGTCAATGAACCGATGATAGCTGGATCTATTGTATAGGCCAAGTATTCATTTTCAGATAGCAAAGTAACGGCATATTTAGAACCATCCGCACGAGCTGTGCCCGAACCTTCAGCTACACCTGTAACTTGTAAGTAAGGGAAGTACCAATAGATACCATTAGCATCCAAAACAATAGCAGTAAGATACTGCTGTCCTGATCCTAAAATCTTGATAGCTCTAGACTTATCAGCTTCTCTTCGTTGAAACATTAAGTTAATAGTAGCAGTAACATAAGATGAACCATTGATTAAATCAATAGCAGCCTCTTCTGTAAAGCTAGATGTATTTCTACGGATATAATAGTTCTCAAATAAAGTAGGAGTTGCTAAAGTGATACCTGTAATCTGCCATCCTAAACCTGCAGATGGATCTGTAGGAGTGATGGATGTGATGTTATCTTGAGGGGTTATCCATATACCATAGATACCTCCACTGTTGTTATCACAACTTTTTAAAATGGCCTCTAGGGCCTGGCATGTTGTTGGCATGATTTATATGTTTTATATAAAGGGGGTTGCCCCCCTCTATGAATTAATAATTATTATTATGCGTAGTAAACGATGTCAGTTGGATTAACAAAGCTGAAACCTACTTTCATGTTAGCACGTGTTCTGATAACTGGCTCAGCAACAGTATCTGCTAAGTTCACAGCACGTAAGTCAGAAGAATCACCCTCACCATCAAATGCATAGATAAGGTTGTCTTTCAAAGTGATTACAAATTTGTTGTTTGACATCCCTGGACAAAGTACTATTTTGATACCTAAGTAAGTCAAAGATAGATCCTGAGTGATATAAGCATTAGTGTTACCTGAAGCTACACCTAATCGGTAGATATTAACCAATTGAGTAGGCATGTAGATACGCAAGTCAGCAGTACGTGAAGCAATAGCTGCAGGAACCAAAGCGAAAGCAGCTTCTAATTTTGCACCTAATCCACCAACACCTGAGAATGTAGTGATAGCACCACCACCACCATTGATAACATCACCAGCTAACTCAGAAGCAGCTAATTGTTTTTCATAACCATCACACAAAGCAAGTTGTGGGTTAACAGATAATACATCACCTCTCCATCGTAACTCTTCAATTTGACCTGCAATAGCGTTAGCCATCTCAGACCAGTAGAAGCTAAAGAAAGAAGCTACTGTGAAATCTCCATTAGATCCTGCTGCCATTTGTAAAGATACAAAAGACTGCTCTAAGTCAAATTGACAAACCTGAGCCATAGCAGAAAGAGCACATACGTCTACTTCATGAGAGCTTAAGTCATCAGTGTTAAGGTTAGGGAAGTTACAAGGGCTAGTAGCTAGTAAGCCAGAACCAAAAGTAACTGTACCGATTTTAGTTTTGTACTTGATACCAGGTAAAGTACGGAAGTTATCAGGAATTTCACTACCTGAAAGGTAAGCCTGTGCGTAAAACGCATCAGCATTGGGTGCTAATAATGCAGAAGCATCAATGTTTAAATCAAATCTTAGTTTTCTCATTGTGTTTGTTTGTTTTTATTGGTTGTTAAATTTATTGAATTTACTTAATTTTTGCTGTACGCTCATCTTTACAGCCTCTTCCATTGTCTCCTCTTCTGTTTCAGTAACTAGAGACTCTTCTAATTGATTTTTCAAATCGGCTATCATAGCCACAAGAGCATCCACTTGCTCAGTAATCAATGGGCGTACTATTTCTAGTATTGCTTCTGCATCCATAGCAGGATCTACAGCCATAGTTTCCTCTTCTACTACTTCCTCCTCTTCTACTACTGTATCAGACATTGCCTCTTCTTCTACTACTACTACTTCTTCTTCTTCTTTTTCTCTAATTTCAGTGATTTCACCATCAACTACAACGTAGATCTTGCCGTCAATTAAGTGTTCACCATCAGGTAATTTGTTCATATTATTTAATTTTAGTTGTTGCTGTTCTTTGAGCTTCATGCCTAGATATCCTTCTATGCTGAAACCTACCTGCCCATCTGCTACCAGTTGTGCATAGTATTCTTTATCTGTTACCTGGGCCGTAACCATTAGTGTACCTTCAGGTACCTCTATCCCAAAACTTGAGTAAGCCTTATCCTCTTTGGGTGTATCTACTATCCATGCCTCAAGTACATAAGCAGGTACAGTCTTCTCAGTATCATGCTCTAGGTTAAACAAGTCTTTATTAGACATGTCACGCATGAACTTTGAATGTATCTTCTCTATCTCCTCAATTGAAAATTTAACATAGTACTCTTTACCATCCTCATCATCCTTCCTATAGATCTCCATAGGGATAAGAGCAGGTGCTACTATGCGATACTTAAGATCATCTGTAAATATCATAGGCTTAACCTGGCTATTGAAAGCCATACCCATTACTTTGATAGCAGGAGTGGATGTAAAAGCAATTTGTTCTATACCTAAGTCCTCCCCATTTTCAGAGTATTCAGGATCTATAGTAATCTTGTAAACAGGTAGTTTATCTTTTGCCATACCTATATTATAATTATTCATATATTTGTAAAAAAAATAAACTATGGTAACTATTTTAGGAAGGGAGATTCCCAACAAAATTGAAGAGCTGACTATTGAGCAGTTTGAAGCAATTACAGACATCAATAATAATAAAGAGATAGATCCTGTAGACAGGCATCTGCAAATCTTTGAGTATCTAGGAATACCTGAGAAGGAATTTTTTGACTTTGATATCTCAGATTTTATTGATATTGTTAAAGAGTTTAATACAGCACCAGAGCTTACTAATAACATGGAGCCTGTAGGTACATTAGAGCTAGATGGCTTTACATATACAGCAGAGCTAAAACTAACAGTAAGAGAAACTAAGCTAATAGAAAAAATTGCCATCCATAAGCAGAAGGGATACATCTCAGATATGATGGCAGTAATGTTTAAAGCAGATCACCTTACTACTGCAGAGCATTATTCTGAGGCTCACCTTAAGTTAAAGTCTAAGCACATAAGAAAATTGAAAGCAGAGATCTGCATCCCTTACATTATGTTTGTGGCTAACAAGGTAAAAAACCAAGTGGAGAATGTATCTACCGAAGCAGTGGAGTGAGATAACTGTAGAGCAGTTCATAGAGATATCTGAGATAGATAAATCACAGGGATCCTACTACTATAATACTGAGATACTATCTATCATTTGTAATGAGTCTACTGAGGTGATAGATGATATAGATGTGGATGATATGGTAAAGATAGTTAAGCAGTGCAAATGGGCACTATCACAGCCATCTAATAATTATAAATCAGAGCTTCTAGGTATGAAGGTTAAGCCCTTTAATAAGCTGTGCCTCTATGAGTATATAGATCTAGACTATTATTTCACTAATAACTACATAAGCAATCTAGCAAATATTTGTGGTATCCTTTACAGGCAAAGTAAAGTTAATGAGTGGGGTGAGGAGATAATAGAGCCGTATGAATATGACTGTACTATCAGAGCAGATAAGTTCCTAGACCTACCAATCACAGATGTGTATGGTATCATTAGTGAGTTCTTAAAGTTCAGAGATAACTTTCTTAACACCTATAAAAACTTATTCCAAGGGGAGGAGCCACCTGAGCTAACACCAGAAGCCAAAGCAGAGCTAACACCTGAGGAGCTGAAAGAGGAGGAAGCAGAAAAGAAAGATAGTAAGTGGAGCTGGGAGCGTATGATATACGGCCTGTGTAATAATGATCTTACTAAATCTGATAAGATAGGAGGGCTACCCCTTACCTACGTATTTAATATGATGGGTATGAAAAAAGAATTAGACATCTAGAGGGAAGCCTGGAGTAAATCCTGCAGGAGGATCTAGTGCTTCAAATGTATAAACTATCCTTTGGTTTTTTTCTAATACTTCCACCACATCTAGTATAGGAAATCTCTTAGTAAGCCACTCAGTATACTGAGCATATATTTCAGCAGTAATCCCTGCAGCGTTTAGCTCAGCTGTGAATTGTGCTACATAATCTCTAGGAGTAATTACTCCACCATTCCATAAGAAAGCACCGTTATTTAAAAAGATAAAATAATACATAGCTATTATCTGTATCTCTAGCTTTTCA